TTCGACTTCTCGAATCCTCAGAAACTCATCACTACGGATGAAGGTTCGGAATCGAAAGGTACCTTTTACTACTCAGACCCTACGGTAATTGCAAAGGTTCCAGATAAAGGAATTCAGATGCCTGATATTGATGTTAACTTTACTCTCAAGACAGACGTAATTTCTGACTTGTTGAGAGCAGCAAGTGTATATCAAGTTTCTGATTTGTGTTTGTTTAATAAAGGAGACGAGATTAGATTGCAAGTGTGTGATAAGAAGAACGAAACTTCTAATACATATTCAGTTCCAGTTGGATCAAACGAAAACCTTACTGAAGATTTTTGTTATTGTTTTAAGGTTGAGAATCTTAAACTTCTACCAGGTGACTACACTGTCTCTGTTGCTAAGAATAAGGTATCTCATTTTGTTTCTGAAGCAAATAATATCGAATACTATATCGCACTTGAACCAGATGTAAAATGATGTCAGGTACTTTCTTTCAGATACCTTACGTTAAAAAATCAGTCCCTGAGTGGAAGAATCTAAAAAAAGATTTCTTATCACTCGTGGACTTTACTGATTCAGATTGCACAGAATTTAATCAACCATTTTATTCTGACTACTGTAAGTATTATGGTGAAGGTTTACAACCTCCCTATCATAATGACTTACTTTTATTATTAGAAGAACCTATCAATTGGTTCCGTAGATTTTATCCTACAACAAAAGGTACATACGATCAGTTCCCTGTACCTATGGACATTCCATCTAGTTGGTGTCAGAAATATACAGCAGGTCAAATGCATCCAGTACATACACATAGTATCTACGGATGGTCTGCTATCTTCTATGCACAACTAGGGAGTGATCATAAAGCAACAAATTTCTTCTCACCGTTTCCTGATCCTTGGACTGGATTCCCAGAAGAGATTACACCTTCGATGAATGAAGGTGATATGATATTCTTTCCTGCACAACTGATGCATCAATCCTTGCCACATCGGTCAAAAGAGGATAGAATTATTTTTAGTTTCAATCTTGTACTTTCTCCTTATGACTGATTTTCTCTGGTGTGAACAATATAGACCCAAAAAGATTGAGGATTGTATTCTTCCTGAGTCTATTAAATCAGTGCTGTCTAAATTTGTAGAGCAAGGTAAGATTCCTAATCTGTTGTTGAGCGGACCTCCTGGTATTGGTAAGACAACAGTAGCAAAAGCATTGTGTGAAGAGATAGGTGCAGACTATTATGTAATCAATGGATCTGATGAAGGTAGATTTCTAGATACAGTAAGAAATCACGCAAAGAATTTTGCATCAACTGTTTCTTTAACAGGTGGTTCTAAGGTCATCATCATTGATGAAGCAGATAATACTACAAATGATGTTCAGTTACTTCTTCGTGCAAACATCGAAGAGTTTTCTAACAACTGTAGGTTTATATTTACGTGTAACTATAAGAACAAGATTATTGAACCACTCCATTCACGTTGTTCAGTTGTAGACTTTAGTATTACTGGTAAAGAGAAACAACAACTTGCTGCTCAGTTCTTCAAGAGGATACAAGATATTCTCAAAGAGCAGAAGGTTTCATCTGAACCAAAAGTATTGGTAGCACTTGTACAAAAGTATTTCCCTGACTTCCGTAGAACTCTAAATGAATTGCAGAGGTATAGTTCTATTGGTAAGATCGATACAGGGGTTCTTGCAGCAATATCTGATACCAAACTAGATGACTTGATGAGTTATATTGAAAAGAAAGAGTTTACGAATATGAGAAAGTGGGTTGTTCAAAATCTAGATAATGAACCCACTCAGATTATGCGTAAAGTATATGACAACTTGTATACATATTTAGTACCCGCATCAATCCCCGAAGCAGTTCTTGTTATTGGTGAATATCAATATAAAGCAGCGTTTGTTGCTGACCAAGAAGTCAATCTCGTCGCTTGTTGCACTGAACTAATGATGAGGTGCCAGTTCAAATGACAAAAGAAAGAATTACCCCTAAAGAAAAAGAAAAAGTTACACACCGCATACGAGGTCGTGCATCTGAATATTTCTTTGCGTGGAAATTCTATGAGTACATTAGTTTAGAACGTGATCAACTTTGTGAACCTGATACTGGTATTGATGTTGGATGGGATTTTATGAAACCCTATACATCTAAAAAGATACAGGTTAAAAGATTTGAAGGACATCAGAAGAGTTTAGATCTTAGAAAGAAAAGAAAGAGTGGTATGGAAGTATACCTTGGTGATGAATTTGATTACCTTGTAATACACGATGTCAATAAAGATTCACTTATTGTTGCATCTATAGATCAACTAGCAGATCCTAGAACACGAGGACAAGGACTCATCGGTCCTGACAAGTGTTTATGTCGAGGTACTGTTGCACCATATAAGAATCAGAAATCACCTGGTTTAATTAATGAAGGACTAGGAGTTCTATTAGACACAGCACCAGAAGGTATTACATTCCAATGGGATGACTCTCCCCTTGCTAATGTTCTAGAGATGGGTGTGGGTGGAACAATTTCATTTGATAAAGAAGATCGAGATGCTATGGATTGTTATGATATGGCAGTAGAATATAATAAGATGAAAGGAGATCCTAAAGAAAACCTAGGTGATAATTTTATGGACTTGGTACAGAATGGTTTAAATATGATCATTGATGATAAGATGGGTGAAGGTAAATCTCTTGATGAGATCAAATCACAACTCAAAGAAGAATTTTTAAATGGCAAGTGATCATAAGTCAGATCCCAAGATAAGGGAGACTATGAACGTACATCAGTATTTTCCTACTGAAGTATATACTTTTGAGAATAAAGAATTAGTTGATCCTGTAGTTGCAGCACTCAATCCTATTGAGCGTGGACAGTTCAACATACCATTTACTGTACAGACTACAAAAGGTAATCTCCATATCCTTCCAGAGTTTAAAGAACTTACTGATTGGATCCACTCTTGTTTAAGAGAGATTAAAGTAGAACAGAAGTTTGAAATGTGGGGTGATTTTGAGATTAGTTTAATGTGGGGTGTATGCTCACCTCCTCATAGTGGTGGTTGTCATCAGTTACATAGACATCCATTATCATATTGGAGTGGTACTTATGTCTTACAAGAAGGTTATCCTACTATGTTTCAAGATCCTGTGTATGCAAGATCTCATAACCAACTAGAAATTATTTCATCTGAGTATGAGAATGCTTTACCTGCACCTAAGCACACACCAGGTACATTGATAATCTTTCCTAGTTGGTTACTACATTTTACAATTCCTCACCAAGGTGACGATTGGCGTGCTAATATAAGTTTTAATACATTCCCTACTGGTGCTATCAACGGAGGTCCTTTCGGACAAAATATGTTGAACGTTAAATTAGTTCAAGATGATAGTACAGATGGATTTGTGCAAGGTGAAGAAGCACACGATATTGCTTCTAAACGTACTTCATCTCCAGGTTACGGTTGATCTTTATGTCATTGAAATCTTTGAAAACACCGTTGAGATATCCTGGTGGTAAATCTCGTGCAGCAAAATATCTGGTTGGTAAGATGCCAGACTTTAAAGAGTATAGAGAACCATTTGTAGGTGGTTGTTCAGTAGCAATAGAAGTTTGTAAACAATATCCAAAAGCACAAATATGGATCAATGATTTATATAAACCTCTTTATAATTTCTATGTACAATTAAGAGATAATGAGTTAGAATTGGTACCTCTTATTGCAGACTTTAAAAAAGAACACGAAGTTCCAGACAAAGCATCACAGTTATTTGATGAAGCAAAGGAGGGTTTAGAATCAAAAGGTAATGATCCTTTACTAAGAGCAGCATACTTTTATATTATTAACAAGTGTTCATTCTCAGGTCTGACAATGAACTCATCCTTTTCAAGACAAGCATCTAACCAGAACTTTAGTTTGAATGGTATATACAAACTAACAATGTATTCTGAAATGATGCAAGGATGGAAGATCACAAATCTCTCATATGAAAAACTATTAGGTGGTGATGCTTTTGTCTTTATGGATCCTCCTTATAATATTAAAGACTTTCTCTATGGTAAGAAAGGAAATATGCATAAGGGATTCAACCATAACAAATTTGCTAAGGACTGTAATGAGTCTACAAACAAGTGGATGGTCACATACAATTCAAATGAACACATTAGAAACTTGTTTGATGGTCACACTATGCAAGAATGGGATTTAACATATACTATGAGGTCAACTGGATCTTATAACCTCGATCAATCCAAACGTAAAGAACTACTAATCACAAATTATGAGCAAGCACAACTACCCTTTAACTGATTACCTTAACAGTATTAACTGGACAAAGGAGAACATTGCTGAACGTGGTGAGGATTGGATGAGACAGTATCCACCTTATGTTATAAACAAATGTTTATCCGCTTTTATCGATACAATTATATACTCTAATGAGATGAACGTGAATCATCACATTGATAAGGATATGCAATATTCGTTTTATCTAAATAGTCTGAGAAAGAAACGTCGTTTCTCTCCTTGGCAAAAGAAAGACAAGGTTCAAGACCTTGATCTCATCAAGAAATACTTCAAGTACAATGATGACAAAGCTCGGGATGCTTTACGAATTCTGACTAAAGATCAGATTGAGTTGATCAAATCTAAATTAAATACTGGAGGAATGAAATGAGTGAAGAGCAAGAGGTATCTTGGTCTACCGATATTATGGTCGAGGTTTCTTTACGACAACCTGATGACTTCTTAAAGGTAAGAGAAACACTAACTCGTATTGGTGTAGCTTCAAGAAAGGAGAAAAAGTTATTTCAATCGTGTCACATACTGCATAAGAAAGGAAAGTATTATATCGTCCACTTCAAAGAACTCTTCGCTTTGGATGGAAAACACGCAAACATTACTACGAATGATGTAGAGAGAAGGAATAGGATTACAAAATTATTATCTGATTGGGGATTGATTGAGATCGTTACTGAAAGTAAGTTGGGAGAACTTGCTCCATTAAATCAAATCAAAGTTATATCCTACAAGGAGAAAGGTGAATGGAATTTAGAATCTAAGTATAATATTGGTAAGAAAAAAGTAGTAGGTGAAGAGTAGCTATATAGTAATAGATTCATAATATACTATGGCAGCAAAAGAAGAACCCAAGAAGGAAACTTTGAAGGAAGAACCACCTAAGAAACCTGGTTTATTTGCTAAGTTGAAAGACGCAGCAGAGGACAAGGAGGAACAGATGGCAATATTGTCTACTTTTGTGAGACTTGGTATTTTGTGCTGGAGTGGTGCGATCTTAACATTAGCGTACGTGGAGTTGCCATCGGCACTTCGTATGCCTAAACAAGACCTGGATCCGACTTTCATAGCTTCGGTTTTTACAGGAGTTTTAGCTACCTTTGGCGTTCAGACATCCAAAAAGGGTGCACAGAATGGCGGTGGTGGAGGTGGTGGCATAAGCAAATCTGATATG